CTTACTGCTGCGATGCAACCTGAGTTTGAAGACGAAGAAGCAATCGACCCATTTGATTTCTGGCAGGGTGCTAACTTTAAGTTAAAGGCAAAGAATGTAGCAGGTTACAGAAACTATGATAGTTCTGAGTTTGCTGCACCTAGTCCTGTCTTAGATGATGATGATGCTCTTGAAGCATTGTGGAAGAAGCAGTATTCACTCGCTGAATTAGTTGCTTCTGATCAGTTCAAGTCATATGACGAATTGAAAAAACGTCTCAATTCAGTTCTTGGAAACGCTGCACCTCGTCAAGATGCAGAGGTAGAAGATGAAGTAGAAATCATTGAGAGAGAAAGAGCAGAGCAAGTTGTAACTGCTGCTACCACATCAAGTTCAGCACCAGTAACTGCTAGTGCAGATGCTGATGAGGAAGATACACTCTCATACTTTGCAAGACTTGCTGAAGAGTGAAATACAATCAACTCTGTTTAACACTGTTAGTCATAGCAGCATATTTAAATTTACTATTTAAGTAAATCGAGACCGTAGAGAAATCTACGGTCTTTTAATTTGGATCTGTATTTCTAGTATTCTCAGTTCTAACTAATCCTTTATTCACATATTGTGATGATTTACTATAGGTCATGATTTCTCGCATGTCAAGTAGGAAAACATTTAGATATGAAGGTCGTAAAATTGTTATATTTCTTTTATCTTCATTGATGTTTGACTCGTACTCATAGTTTGTAACCCCTGTGACTGGATTTAAAGTTGCAGTTGATGATGAAGGATCAGGTATCGTAAAATCTTTATCAACAACTTTATCTTTTGGTAAAATAACGTTACCCAGTGAGTTTTTAACTTCTTTTGTTTGATAGTAACGAATCTGATTTAAATCATCACCATACTTATTCGATGAGTAATCATATATTTCTTTACTTGTTAATGGCCATTCATCTCTCACATTGACAATACCTGCAGTGTGTAATACAACCCAATCTAAATCTTGACGACCATACAAATCTTCTGCAACTTGATCAGGTCTAAATCCATCTTTCACATAATAATTTTGTAAGAATGTAATTGATTGTTTTAAATCATCACGTAGTTTAACACGACGAAATAGATTTTTAACATTCACATATTCTTCAGATGTCGATCTCGTTGAAAACGGTGATTGATACTGTATAATAGGAAGTTCTCTGAAATAATTCATTAGTATCCAACTCCTCCTACGTTATTATAGTCCTCGTGGAAAATAGGATTGAGTTCTTTGAATTGCATATCCACTTGAATATGAGTGGGAGTTCCGTCGTGGAATGATGAGTATGCTCCACTTGCAGCATAATTCACTTTCATATCACTTAATACTGCTGGTTGGAAACGATTTAAAAATTTATGTTTTTTAGTTCCTGTTTTATACGTAAGTTGAAATACACTTGGTGCACCAATAAAAACACCAGCATTTGCTTTACTGCTTCTTCTTGGAGCCATTTCTTTTTTAAAAGTCCTTATGATCTGTAAAACGACTTGACCTTCTTTCTCATTACGGGCAAAAAATACAAAAGACATTGGAAAAGTTCTTAGACCAACTCCATTGAATAGCAACTCAAGGTTTGGATTAAATATTTGCCCTGATGCCCTTGCTATAAGTTGATTTGCACTCACATTACCACCTAATGCACCAATTGCTGTTCCTGATATTGCAGCAGCGATTGCCTGTTGTTGTTCTGGATTTTTTGCAAAATCTCTTCCAGCACCTGCTATTTTTTCAAATGATTTTTTTAAATTGTCAATATTAGTCAGTTTATTATTTACTGCGGATGTTGTTGCTGCTAATCCAAATGCCTCAAGAGGATTTAATGAACCTTCGCCATATAGAACTCCCTGTGTATCAGTAACATTTCGAGGTATGGGTAATTTTATAAGATTTTTAATTTTTTTTAATTTTCTCTTAGCAACAAAATCATTTTCTTCACTGCCCCGATTTAAGGCAAAAGGTGTTGGATTATTAGTTTTTTTTGGAGCCAAATAACTATTAGTCTTATCACCTACCTTCTCATCTATAGTATCAAATACAGGCACGTTTAATCTAGGTGCTTCATACTCTGCGATTTCAATTTGTAGGTAATCAGTATCTGCTTCGTTGTTTCTCTGTAAAGGGTAAGATAATAATTTATTACCAGTTCCAGTTGTCTTAGCACCACCATCCGATCCAAAGGTATTTGAGTCAAACTCATCGGTAACGGTGTATTGAGCCATATCTTTTTAACTATTTAGGAGGTTTCATCTGGAAATTCTGAAATGGAATCATTTCGAGGTCTTTTAACTCATCAGTTGTCACTTGATATAATCCACCTTGTATCTCTTGATAGGTGTATTTTCGACTTTGACCCCAGTGAAAGTTAAATCCAATGAATCCCCAAGAAAAAACTTCTGTGATTTGAACTAGTGGGTTTAAATCAAAGCGAATTTCTGGAGTTTTTGCTACATATCGGAAAAGATATAATGAACCAGGTATCGGAACAATAGGACCTTCAACTAATACACTCTTGACTCTCTGAGCAAGATCATCAGGATTTGTAATTCGTGCAAGACTATCTGAGATTGGACGGATTCGATTTCCAATCGTATCTGCAGGTAATTGGTAACCTTGATCTGCAAGTTTAGATCTAAGTCTTGCTAACGCTTTTGGTGATAATCTTGTTGCTCTACGTGCCATATTTAATTCCTAATTCCTTCTCAGTGAATACTTTAAATTCAAATCCCCGATCCTTGCACCACTCATTTGCTGCAGTCCACTTTGCTTGATTTTTAGCATATTCATATGCTTCACGTAGATATCCTTTTGTCTGTCTTTTTGGTTTTTTGGGTGGTTTAGTTTGTTTATCGGGTTTGATTTCAATAATATATTTTTTTATCACATCATTTCTTTCTTGTACTTTAATGTAAAAATCGGGAAAATATCTATGAGGTCGATTATCTATCGGAGATCGATACCATACATACATTTCTTCACTGTTCCATTCAAGTATTTTTTCATTATTATCACAGTAAACCATGAATTTTCTTTCCCAAAGAGACCTATAAATGATATTTGTAGGATTACCTTTATACTTGCGAGGATAAGATGGTTGATATTTACCCTTGTAAGACATCTAAATAATAATATAAGACAAGTTATAGGTATTTAGAGTGGTAAAACCCCGTAGAATATCAGATTTTAAACCTACATTTACCAATTTAGCACAAACTTCACACTATCAGGTCATTTTTGGGGGCATACCTCTTGGTGTGAGACAGCACTTAAATGTTCGTGGAGTTGATTATAGATTTGTGACTGAAACTTCTGGTTTATTATGTAGTAATGCTGTAATACCAGGCAGCACTCTTGCTGATGCAAAAATTATCGGTAATTACCAGGGTATGATTGAGAATATGACTCATGCTCGAATATTTCCTGATATATCTCTTGAATTTTATGTGGATAAGGAATATAAATTATTGAAATTTTTTGAGCATTATATTGAATTTATTGCAAATGGATCTGGATATGATAAATCAAGAGAAGATTATTATTTTAAAATGGAATATCCTTTTGATTATAAAATGTATGGCACTAAGATAATTAAATTTGATAGAGATTACAAACATGAAATGGAGTACACATTTTTTGGAATGTATCCATATCAGATGAGTAACGCACCAATTAAATATGAAAATTCTGATATATTGAAAATAAATGTTAATTTTCATATCGATAGATATGCAGCAGGTCGAGTTTCGAGTTATGATAAGTATCGTGGTAGGTTTAATAACTTGAAAGAAAACCAACCCTCACCTGAAGTGCAAGCCATTATGGATGATAAAGGACTATCTCAAAGAGAAGCTACTACAATACAACAAGGTGGATTTAACGAATATACTATTGGATAATCCTTCTATATAATATACAATTTAGTAATATATTATGCCTTTACCAAAAATTAGTACCCCTACCTATGGGTTGACGATTCCTTCATCAAATAAAAAAATAAAGTATAGACCATTTTTAGTGAAGGAAGAGAAAATCTTAATTATAGCGATGGAGTCTCAAGATGATAAGCAAATCGCAGAGGCAGTTAAGGATGTATTAGGTAGTTGTATTTTAACTAAGGGAATAAGTGTTGATAAATTATCAACATTCGATATTGAATATTTGTTTTTAAATATACGTGGTAAATCTGTTGGTGAGACAGTTGAAGTTCTTGTGACCTGTCCCGATGATAATACAACTAAAGTGCCTGTGAATGTTAATTTAGACGAGATACAGGTAAAAAGAAGTGATGATCATGATATTGATATTAATTTGGATGGTAAATTATCCATGAGAATGAAATATCCATCAATGGGTGAATTTGTGAAGAATAATTTTAATGTTGAAATGAAAGTTGAAGATACCTTCGACATGGTTTGTTCTTGCATAGAACAAGTTTTTAGTGAGGATGAATCTTGGTCGGCATCAGATTGTACTAAGAAAGAATTACTTGATTTTTTAGAGTCACTTGATTCAAGTCAATTTAAAAAAATTGAGAAATTTTTCGATACCATGCCTAAGTTATCACATACAATCAAGGTAACAAATCCAAATACAAAAGTTGAAAGTGATGTTGTGTTAGAGGGGTTGAACGCTTTTTTCGTCTAGGTATGGCTCATGAAGATCTTGAGTCATACTACAAAACAAATTTTGCTTTGATGCAACACCATAAATATAGTTTGACAGAACTTGAGAATATGATTCCTTGGGAAAGAGACATATATCTCACACTCCTTCAACAATACATTGAAGAGGAAAAATTGAAGCAACAACAGGAAAACGGCATCAATGGATGAAGACCAACAACAAGAAGGTCAGCAGGAACAAAAGATTTCATCATCTGCGTTTACGAGTTTTAATATAACTCCTGCTCCACGAAGACCAATCTCATCTCTCGCACTATTTCAACGTCAGAGTGCTGAAAATGATGAGCAAATTCGTGGTGTCGTAAGAAAAAACCAGTCAGCAATTAATACTATAAATTTAACTCTTGTTAATGTAACAAGTCAACTTCGCGAATTATCACTATCTTTAGTCAAAGTGTCTGAAGGTATTAAAGATTCTGCAGCGATAGAGAATTTAAGAATCGCTCAGGAACAAAAACAAGCACAGATGCTCGCTGATCGAAATGCGAGAAGAGGAGTAGAAAATACACTGGAAAGAGGAATACAAACTGCATTGTTTGCACCAGTGCAAAGGATTGGCACGAAGGTTAAGTTTACTTTAGGTAGATTAATTAGTTTCTTCAATGTTTTACTTGGTGGATTTTTAGTTGGTAGAGTATTAAAAACGATTGAAGCTTTGGTGAAGGGTGATGGTGAAGCATTAAAAAATATTGGTGATACAATTGTTAAGCAATTAACAGCAGCAGGTGCAATATTTGTAGCAATCAATGGAGGATTAGGTTTAGCAATAAGATCTCTAACTCAATTAGCATTTTTTATTGGTCAAGTAGCAGTATCAAACCTTTTACTAAAACCAATTAAATTGATATTTCAAGTTGCACAAGCAGCTGCTGCAGCGATAGTTGCTCTTTCATCTGCAGGGTTAAAAAATTTACCATTACTTGGTGGTCAGCGAACACCAAAAAATATTAGAGGTGTACGAAAACCAACAGGTCCTCTGGGTGGCAACCTACAAGCTATTCTTGCTGGTTTGGGGTTTCAACAGGTAGCAATTAATCAAGGCACAGATCCTATCACTGCAAATCTTCAATTTGCGGGTGGGTTCTTAGCAGGAAGTGGAATAAATCAGATAGGACTTAGATTGCAAAAAAGTCCGAATAGGTTTGTTAAATTGGGAGGAATGATATTAACACGAGCATCTGGTCTTTTAGGAATGGGTGCAGCATTTTCACCCCAACTTGTTTCCCTTTTAGATCAAGCAGATGTATCAAATGCGATTTCTGGAACTACGAGTAATATGGAATCATTGTTGGAAAATATTCAACAAAGCAATATAAAAGATCCTGATGTCGAAATAATACCTATTCAAACACAGTCTCAAACTATAAATGCAGAGGGTAGATCTGCATTGCTGATGGTTTCACCTTCAACTAATGATAAAAATCCTTATATTCTAAATTCTCATTTACTCTATAACGTATTAACATGAGATCGATTATAAACCTAGATTCAATCAATAAAAATTTATCTGGATTAACTGAGTCAATAAAAAACGCTCAAAAACAATCTGAGCAGATATCTGATAATGTTGAAAAGAGGAATAAAGCAAAAAAAGATGGTTTGGTTATGTCATCCAAATTGTTTGCAAGAAGAAGAGATAATACTCGTAGAAGAGAAAAGGAAGATTTATTAGAAGCAAGTGGAGTTTTGGGAGCATTTAAAGCAAGTAATAAAGTAATAAGAAGGAATACGAAAGGATTTTTAGGAAGAATATTAGATTTTGTAGGAACTATCATCATAGGTTGGTCAATATTGAACTTTCCTAAGATTATTAAACTTGCTGAGGGTGTAATGATACGACTCAAAAAGTTTTTTGGAGTGCTTAATTTATTTGTTGATCGTATAAAAACATTTTTTACCGATTTAGGATCTAGATTTACTCAAATTGTTGAATTACTTTCAAGAGTAAATTTTGAACCATTTTTAAATCAAGTTAAAAATTTTATGAGTAAGGTTACTAATTCATTTACAAAGATTACTTTGAATACAATAAAAACAATTCAAAAATATGTTGGTAGAACTGAGAGGGAAATCGCTTATGATATAGGTATTGGTGAGTTATATGATAAACTAGCAAAAGGTGAATTACCTCAACCACTAGGATCTGATGAAGAAAGTGATGAATCATCTGATGATGAAAATGATCTTGTTGTTGGAGATGAATACTTAGAGGAACTTATAAAACAGGGTTTGGAGGTTTTTAAAGAGGAAACTGGGGGTGAGATAACTCAAAGACAAAGTGAACTATTGGAAAGTAGGGAATTTGCTAAGTTGGATAATTTATTAAGAACTCGATCCTCAAACTTTGGTGGGGCAGTTCTCTTGCAGAATACATTTAATGGTGAAATTTATTATATGTCTGTAAATGATTATGATATGTTGAGGGATCAATTAAATGAAGGAGGAGTTTTTCCAATAGGTGAACAATTTGATCAAACAATTGATAATCCATTCCAAAACCCACCAACAACAGATTTGAGTAATTTAGAAGCGAGTTCTTTTTCAGATATCACAACGGCTGATATTTTAAGAGAAAATATGATAGAACTTTCATATAATATCGAAAATGTATTTGAAAAAATTGGATCTAAATTATTTGATTTTACACCACCACGTAAAAGTAAAAAGACAATTCGTATTCCAATAGATATTCCAGGAGGAGAGAGTACTTCGTCTTTTGCAAATAATATGGACTTCGATGTAAGTGGCATAAATAATAATGATTTAAACATAAAACTAAAAGACTTATACAGGTCAACTAGAGAATAATATGTCTGCAATAAATTCTTCAATATATAACGAGATAGAGATTTCTGCCGAATCAACAACAGGCAAAGGGATTACACTTGACTTGAGGTTGGGTGTTGTTAAATTTAATTATTTTGAAGATCTTTTTTCTCCAACTATCACCGCACAATTATTAGTTGTAAGTTCAGGTAATGCAACAAGTGGAGACGGAAAAGTGATTGAGACTGTTTATAGTGGTTTACCAATTCGTGGTGGTGAGAGAGTGAAAATTAATATTGCGGGTAATACAAAATCAAATTTACCTCTAAAATTTGACACTCCCGACACTTATCTTTATGTTTCAAATGTCTCAAGACAATATTCTGATGGGGCAAAAGAAATATTTACATTAGACTTAGTATCAAGAGAGGCGATAACAAATGAAACATCAAGGTTGTCTGAAAAATATAAAAATGATGTTGTAATTAGTGATACTGTAAAAAAAATCATTGAAACAAAATTAGCATCTACGATAGATGATGAGAATTTGGATCAAACACTAAACACTTATCCATTCTTTGGTAATTTGAAAACACCATTCCACACACTCGTGTGGTTAGCATCGAAATCTATACCTGTAAAAGGTTTACCAGGTTATTTTTTCTATCAAACAAAAGACGGTTTTAATTTTAGATCAATAGAATCATTAATTAGAAATGGTAAAGAAAACCCCAAATATCAATATTATGAAAGGAAATACACTGAGAGTTCGAGGTTGGTCGATATAGATGATGATACAATTATAAGTTACAATGTAAGTCATAATAATGATCTTCTAACAAAATTGATGCTAGGTCAGTTTAGTAGTCATATCATGGAGTTTGATCCTTTAACGGGATATTTCACGACGGAGGAGCAAGGTAAATTTACATTGAATGACTCAACCAATCAAGAAATAAGATTTCCAAAACAACGAGGGGGAGAAGTTTTAGAAACTAAGGAAGTAGAGTCACTTGGTGCAACTCCAGAAATCCCTGTATTACTGGATGATCAAAAACAAAATTTAGGAACTTTACCAAGTCGCTTGATTACACTAGTCGCTGATAGAGGTGCACTTCAACGTGATCCAAGTGTAGAGAGAGGTGGTAATGTTCAACCCACACAATGGCAGAGACAAATAATAAGTAGATATCAACTATTATTCACTCAAATATTAAATATGATTGTTCCATTAAATACAAATTTGGTTGTAGGTGATATAATAAATATAAAGTTCTTAAATGCTAATATGGAGTCGAAGGAACATGATCGAAGACAGAGCGGAAATTACATGATTAAAAGTTTATGCCATAATTACGATGCGAATCAATCAATTACTTCATTAACTTTAGTCAGAGATAGTTTTGGGGAGATAAGTAAATAATGAATTCATTTTTAAAACAAAATTTTGTAGGTAAAGATGGTTTTGTCTGGTGGATAGGACAAATTGCACCAAAAGAAGTTTGGATAGAAAATTTTGGAACAAATGATAAGGCTTGGGGACAAAGATATAAAGTTCGTATTATGGGATATCATCCCTACTCCACTGCAGAATTAAAGGATGAGGATCTTCCTTGGGCACAGTGTTTATCAGCACCAGGTAATTCTGGATCTCAGAACACTGCTGAGACAGTTAGACTAAATGGGGGTGATGTAGTTGTAGGATTTTTCTTAGATGGGCAGAATGCTCAAGTTCCAATGATTATGGGAACTTTTGCTCACACGACACAGTGGGATAAGTTGATAGAATTGAATAAAGATGGTGTTAAATCGCCTTTTGGTGTTTTTGGTGGATATGATAAAGCGTTTGGGGAAGATGAGGGTCAAGGTTATGCAATTAACAAAGGTAACTCTAATGATAATACAAAAAATTCTGACAAATCTAATGAGCAGATAACAAAAGATCAAGCATCGAAGAAGGATAAAAATGATCCTGATTATCAAATTCACACCACAGATAGTATCACAGGTGAAATTATTAATTTATGTGATACAGGAGCTACCGATGGTATAAAAAATGATG